CAGGGAACATCATTTCTTTGGGAGACAAGCTTTTATCATAAAAAATTATTCGATTATTCGGTTGCGCCGCATAGTGGCCGTTATCTAGTTCGAGAATATTAAACGACTTATGTTGGCTCGGGACTTCGGAATATCCGACATCAGGAATATTAGGATCAGGGTGAGCAGAATCTATCGTGAACAAATAAGTTCCGTAGTGCCAATTTTTACTTGGGGATAAATACTTGCAACGCCCTGTCCCGGGATTACATTTCTGGATTACAGCTACATGATAGCTAAAACAATCCCATAACTGTAACTCTTCTAATGGTAAGCTATCGTCTTTATCTACTAGCTTTGAGCAGAAAGCAGATATAGGCAACTTATCATAAAGAGCGCCAGAATTATATAAGTACGTTTCGAAATACAAAGCTCTGCCGGTAATCGACTTAGCAGTGACCCACACGCCTTTTTCAAATTCTCCATGACCTTTTTCATGGTCGTAAAGATACTCTTTTTTCACATAAACTTCAATAGGGGGAATATTGACAGTAAGAAAAGCCATTTATTTATTTATATACGAAATTTATACACATAAAAGCCATTTGTTGCGGCTCTTCGATCCTCTTTATCAGCCGCCCTTTCGTTTTTTGAAACTTATACGAAATTTTTTTCTATAAACTTAATCGAAAATTCTAGAGAGAGTATTTACTCTCTCTAGAAAAAATTAAGATTATAATTTATTTACTTCTTCTAACGCTTTCTTATTTAAAGATAATAATTCATCTTTATTAGTTATTTTACTATCTTTAAGAAATGAAAGATTAAGATTAATAGTATCTAAGTATCTAAGTTTATTTTCTTTTCTTAGATTATTTAAATCTATCGAATAGATAGTTTTTAATTTAGAAGTATTATAATCGTAATCGTCTTTATTCATTCCGTTTTTAACGGAATTTTCTATAGTAGTAGAGAATTTATAATTCTCTAATCTAGTAAACGATTTTCCTTTTTTATCGTTTACTAATCTATGAAGAATTAAATTATCTTTAATTCTTATTAAAGAAGAAGGAAATTTATTTAGTTTTCCTTTTCCTTTTTCTTCTACTTTAGTTTTATTCATTTTCTTTTTCCTTTCTTTATTCTTTATATTAAAGAATAGTATATTTATTTCATATTTTTTAAAAAAAGTAAAATTATTTTTTAACTTTTTTTAATTTTTTTTATTAAATATATTTCTTTATAAAGAACTTAAAATTGCGTAGTAGTAATAGCTATAAAAGCAATTAGTAGTATATACAGTATTAAGTCCATATTCTTTCCTTTCTAAAATTAGAATATTTTAAATAAAATCAATTCTAAACAAATAATATTATTTAGTTGATCAGAGTTGCGCAGAGCTTTGCTTACGAAGCGCAATTGATTGTTTATTATAGACAAACTACGAACTACGTACTTTGTCTAACGACAAACGTCAATGATCAAGAGTCAAGGATCAACTGATCAACAGGGATCAATCGATCAAGAATAAAAAAAGGGGACCCGAAGGTCCCCAATTCGAATTATAATTTGTTAACTAATGCTGTGAATTCCTTCACATTCTTTTCCATTTGAGGTGAAAGCTTGACTCCCTCAAATTCCTTAAGGAATGTCAAGTATAATTCCTTATGGTCTTTTTTAAGATATCTTGCGATAAGTACATTAGGTTTCTTAAACTTCCCATTACTCATGCTATCGTATGCGATATCAATAGTTCTGTAACCCTGTTCGAAAGCTTCCTTGATCGTAGTAGCTTTCTGTGCTTTTGAGTAAATCTCATGCGATTTACTTCCGTCTTGTTTCGGGTTAACCAATCTAAAAAGACAGATATCGTTTCCGATTTGATTAACAGTTCTAGGTAGTTTAGTTTCGGTTTTTTTCATTTTTCTTTCTCCTTTATTGTTGCTTTATTTTACTAAAATAATTAACAGAAGTAAACATCTTTATTATAAATAATGACATTTAATTTTTTCGTTGATCCGGGTTGTACAGACTTGTACAAAGATCCTGGTATGTTGTTGCGTGATCCCGTACTCCGTACTCCTGGATCCGGGTTGTACATTACTGATCAAGAGTCAAGGGTCAACAATCAACAACCATCAACCACGCTTACTGCGTGTTGCTGTAGGATGCTTTGAGGGAATCAAGGTAATTGACGATGTCGTCCTCGCTCATGGTGTCAAGGTTTGTTGTCTTAATCTCTTTCTTATCAACAAGGTACCCTAACATTTGTGCCTTGAGTCGAGCGGCCTGAACCGCTGCACCAATTTGCCCTCTATCTCGAGCTTCTTGGATCATGGCATCAATCGCTTCGATCTCTTTGTCCATCGTATGAACTGTTTGTTGGTGTTGAAGAGAGCGTAATCGATCAAGGGCCTTGCGTATTTTATCTTTCTTTAGTAGGCGTGTCGCTTGAACGTGCGCTGCAGATTGAGCATAACCGGCTTCCAAAGCCGCTTGTTTCTTACCTAAACCTTGAAATATGAATTCAACAAACTTCTTTTCCTTGTCTGATAAAATCTTATTTTCTGCACTAGTAAAATCAATAATATTATCGGGTCCTTTATCCATAGAATTATCTATAAACTAAAAGGCCCGATAAGTAAATACTAGGTTTTTATATTAATAAGGGTGGTCATCGTATGAACTAAAGATCGTGTTAGGAACGTTTAACCCTCCGGTTAAATCTAATTCTAATTCCTTGACTATGTATTCTAATCCTGAATGACCAGATAATTCTCTAGCTTCAGCTATTGCAGATTTAGAATCAGGGAATAAAACGAAATGCGATATCTTCTCTTTGTCCATATCGTATTCTACGAATCCACTGTCTTTATCTGCCCAGGCTAAAGTAGGAACTGTTATATATTTATGGACAGCATCTTCATTATTTAAGTCTTTATGACTAATAGAAGTATTGTCGGAATCGACATTAAATATTGCGTACACTTTCATATTAATCTCTCCTAACTTTAATTGGCACGATTTCTACTGAATCGTTTGTTTCACTGTGAACATACTCTAGCTTTTCTAATGCTAATTCATAAGTCATAGAAAAAATATAATCAGTAGTTTCATGATTTAGTTCGTTTGGCATATAGTAAAACGATTTATCTTTCGTGTTTACTAATGCGTATGCGGTTACATCTTTCATCTTTCGACCTTTCTTTTTAAAGTTTCTTTATTATAAAATTTTAAAAAGCATTTCTAAACAATTAAATTACTATCGACATTTTTCTTTGCTAAGTCTGCGTACCAGATAATCCATTCAGAAGGTTTAAGGCATGTCTTAAATCTAGCTGTAACAACTTCTATTCCGTCAAACAATTCTACTAAAGTCTGTGTAGTCATTGGGTTGTAGTAAAACTCAATGTTAGCATAGAAATCGCTAAGATTGTAATTAATCTTACAGTATAGTTCGAAGTCATCTTTCTCTGACTCTTTCATTTCGTCATCACCATTAATCATTAATGTGTTTACTTTATGTATGATACGTTTGAAATCACTCATTGTTATCTTCCTCTGACACAGGAGCGAAACATGGGTACTCTCCCCAATTAGGTTTTAGTTCTGATAGATCGCATTTGAACGGGTAGTTATAACCAAAGCCTGGGATATCTTCTAGTTTCTTATCACTGTAGTCACTAGCTAATACACTGACCCAATACTTTTCTTGGATTTCTTTTAGCCTTTTAATGGATTCATTTATAATTGCCATATAACGATATGCTTTCGCTCTATGCTGTACTTCCTCATAGTTCTGAGCAAGCATTTCTTGCATACTAAAGTTAATTTCTTTGTCTTGCCAAATCTTTTTTACGTCCATTTCTTTCTCCTTTTTGTTTTATTATAAACTATTATTCGTCAGATGAAACCTCTTTATCTTCATCAGGAATATATTTCTTGTCTCCTAATGCTCTACGTCTTTGTTTAAGTTCCATAAACTTGTTAGCATTATATTCTTTACGTTGATCTTCATTCATATCACCCCACATAGTATCCATTTCATCTAGTGAATGTTTGAATGGATAGTTATCGCAGAAACCTGGTAATTCATTTATATCGTCCATACCATCGCATAGTTCCCATGAATTAACTAAACTCTGTAATCTAGATATAGCAAGATTAATCGTATCCATCTGTCTATATATCAGAATAGTATAAGCATTCTTAAAAGCCCTATCTTGTAGTTTACTATCAGATTTAAAATAGCGAACTGTATCAATAAGGTCATTCTCTAGTTTTTGATATTCGTCATGCATTTTCTACTTTCTCCTTTTGTTTATTATAAATTATTTAACTACCCAATGAAACATCTTTAAATTCTTTCATGTAGTATCTTTCTTTCCATAATCTGCTACCATCGAGTGCTGGACAAATAGTTTCTAATGTATTGTAGAATTCTCTTTTTCCTGACTCAAAGTCTTTGCAAGGTATCTCTACAGATATATTATAAAACCTAGTCTGATCGTTCACACTAGTAGGTTCGTATGGTATTTGTGCTCTACATCTAAGTATCATGTTCAGTCCTCCTTAAAGTTATTCTGTCGTACAGTTCCTTAACTGTAATTACTTCTTTTGTTTCTTCATTACGCATTTCAGTGTTTTCACAATTATCGCAAAACTCAACCCACATACTTCCTAGCATCATAGCTTTAGTACCATTATCGGGTCTACGAGTATCGCATATATTACAATGATCGGCCATAGTTCTTTCTCCTTATAATTTTATAATAAAGAATTAATTATCAAGATAAACATCTTTATTAGTAATCCACGCAGGAATCTTTCTACTTTTGTATTCTGCGAAATGTAATTTCTCACCTATGTAATATCTACGATATGCTATGTGAGGGTCAGTATCTTTATATTGATCTGGCATACACTGAGGAAACTCGGTAAGCTGAGCAACATCTGAATCTGGCGTTTTAAATGGACCAGATAATTTAAATGGACTCATACGACAAGCGGTATGAAGTTTAACCCAAGTCTTATGAGTTCTGTTATAGATCTCCTCATATAATTGGCACAATCTTTCGAAGTGTTCGTATAGCCAGAAATAGTTAGCATGACTAGTTCTGGCCCATACTGTACACGGGTGATTTACATAAGCTGGTTCGTAATATTTATATTTACCAAGATGTTCAGATTCTAAGACATGATGAGCTGTTGATAACATCTGGCCTGTCTCTAATATCATCTTCACGACATGCTTATCGCATAGCCATTCAGCTGACGTTTGAGCACATCGTGATAAAGCAAAGATATTCATAAGACACCGTATTGTTTTAAAACTAATAACAGTAATAAAACTATAATGGTAGTTTGCTGATTTAATCTCATAACTTGTCTTTCAGCAATTTAACTACGTCATCTAAGTTGTTTTTAAGTAATTCAACAATGTTGTCGTCTAAGTATTCGCCAACCTTATCTTCAACTATTGTTTCAATATCAGCGTTGTTGATTTCTTCTTCAACCTTTTCGCATACTATATCGTTAATGATATCTTCTACTGTATTTGCCATATAAGCCTCCTTTGGTTAGTTGTTAGATAGGGGCCGGAATACGACCCCTATCAGAAAAAGAAAATGAATATAAAATAATACTAAGAATAATAAAAACAAAGTATACAACGATTATAAAGTGAATGTCGCTTTAGGAGTTTTACTTCCCATACCTTCTTTGTCTCTATCTTCTGTAGCGATAAAACCACGCTCTCTATCCCAATCGATATCAATAGTTCTACCACCTGCTTCGAGAAACTCACGAATGGTAATTCCATTCTTGTAGATCTCAAACATCTTGTAACCCTTAGAGCCTTCTCTCTTTGGATTCTTCTCTACACATACTTGTATACGAGCATCTCTGTCGTACTTATATGTGCCTTGTTTTTCTCTAGGAGTAGGTACTACCTTACTCTTAGTTTCTTTTGCGCCCTTTGCTTTTACAGCTTTTGGCGTCTTTGATTTACCCTTTTGGGTATCGGTTGATAAAGCCATTTGCTTTCTCCTTTCTATTTTTATTTATAATAAACTTAAATACAACCTGAGTAAA